CAGTCCTAATTTGGACAGGGATGCGTCGGCATCGATGACCTCATACCCGCCCGGCGACTTCTCCGTTCGGACCAATTTCATCACCAGCCGTGGATCCTGGTGGTGCTTTGGCAGGCAGGTTCCAATCTTGTTGGACGGTGGAATAAAAAACCCGTTACCGTTCGAGGGCGGATTGATCATGGACATATCGTCGGCGCTGATGCCAGACGTTGTTTCAATGTATTCGAGTAACTCGCCCAGCGCGTGCGGGACGACCGTCAGTGTTAGTTTAACTTTTTTCATAATGTGTGTGGGGGTAATTCTACAAAATTCCGATTTCACAACCCCATGGCCGGCAGTGCGACCTTCGCGTTAGGGATGTCCAGAGGGGCCGTGTAGTACAGTTCGGTCGTCTGGTACGATGCATGGCCCAGGAGTGTCTGCGCGTCGTACAGGTTACCTGTCTGCGTGACCACCTGGCTTCCGAAGTGCTTCCGGAACTGGTGCAGCACACGGTTGTCCTTCCAGCCGCGTGCCTTGAACCAGGCGCTGACCTTCTTGAAGGCCTGGTACTTCCGGCCACGTTGCAGGATGTATTCCGCCTCCATCGGTTTCCACTCATGGCGCGGACGCTTCAACGTCTTGGTGTCAATCAGTTCCTGGGCGACTTCGTCGCTAATCGGCACGATCCTCTCCTTGTTGCCTTTCGGGGAGTACTCGTCGTCAAACTGGATGTGAAGCATCCAACCGCCGTTGAACTCCTTCAACCAGGACCACTTCGCGTTCCGGCATTCACCGGCCCGGAATCCGGCGCCGTAGGCCATCAGGAACGCGGCGTAGCTGTCAGGCAACTGCGCCTTCAGGTCCTTGATGTCCGCAAAGAATTGCGCCTCTTCGTCCTTGGTCGGCGGAACGTATTTGGTGCTACCGGATGGCAGCAATCTAATCTCGTTCAGGACCAGGATGTTGGCCGGCAACTCCACGCCAATCTCTCCCCAAAAGTCGGCGCGGACACGTTTGCCAAACATGGCCCTGGCCTTCTTCAGCACGCTGTTCGCACCGCCGGCGGCGATGTTCTTCAGCCGGCCAGGCTTCATGTGGTCCACCGCATCCGACTGGAATTTCCAGATAGCCGCCTTGTCGTACTTGTCGACACGCAACCCATTGAAATCGCCCAGATGGGACAGTAACTTCTTTAAGGACCAGACGTTGAGTTCGCGGGTCTTTAGCGTGGCGCCGCCAACCTGGGCGTCTCCTGCGGCCAGATACTTGGCGCAGAGATCGATCAGGAGCGGCCAGGTGCTACGCTGACCCAGGACCCTGACCTGATCGTCGCCGTGCAGCCTGGAATGAACCTCCTGATTGATCGCCTCCCAGGCCTCCTGCTTTGAGTGGGCCGGAAGGGCGGTGATCCAGGTGTCCTTTCCGAAGATGGCCTTGCGAGCCACCCAGGACCCGTTACGCATCCGGAGAGACTTGACCTTGACGTAGCAAGGGATCTCCAGGGTTTTGCCGTTCTTTTGGATGGACAGCTTCTTCATGCTACCACCTCCTTTGGCGCCTCTGGCCAATGGCTGGCACCAGTGTTGTCGGCTCCTGAAGAAAGCCTCAACACCGGCACGATGCTGACGATCCGGTCCCAATTGAAGGTCCGGGCGCCAATCGGGCCGTAAGGACCCTGGATGGTTGCGCGGAGTGAGGCCACGCCGGCTCCCGGCCGTGGGTTGGCGACGGTGTAGGCGATGGTTCGCCCGGTTTTCCGGCCATTATGTGTGGCCGGCCGATAGGTGATAATAAATAACTTATTCATGGTTTGTAAGTCGATCTAGGGGAGTGATTTGGCCCTAAACCGGCTCGCAGAATACATGGCATCTTTACACCTGTCAAGAAAAAATCTTTATTTATTTTCAAGTGGGTGGAAAGAAAAAGGCTTTACAAGTCCAGCCGCTTAATTTATGCTTCTCCACCTGTGAGACGTGTTGTTAAAAAACTAATCAATTTCCGGCTGCCGATTCAGGAACTGAAAATCCTGGAACGGTACTGTCGGAAGCGAAACCTGACCAAGACTTCCGTATTCCGGCGGTTCCTGGAAACACTCCCAAAAACATGATTAAACCCTATTACGATTACCACAAGGTTCCGTTATCAGTGCGGACGGTTCACTTGGCTTGGGTGCTGTTCATGGCCGGGTCAATTGTTGCCATGATTGCAGGCTATCACCGAACACCAATCGATGCGAAACCCAACAACCATCCTTCCCAGTCAGCGCCGCCAGCATCTCGTTAAAGTCACTGAACTGGCCGCAAGCCAGTTTGGATTAACGCCAGATAGGGTTACGTCCAAAAAGCGTGGCAGCGAAAGCCTTGCGTTTTGCCGCTGGTTCATCTGGCGGCTGGCAAAAGAACACGGCTTCACCAACCACCAACTGGGAAATTATTTCAGCCGTGATCACAGCACGATTTCATATGGAACCGGTCAACTGGCATTCATGTTGGGGTGTTATCCGGAGTGGCGCGAAGAGTGGAATGATTTTTATAAGTTGGTGCAAAAAAACATGAAGACTAAATACCTCACAAGAAAACAAACCGCCAATCGCCTGGCCGTGTGTGATCGGTCTGTTGACCGCTGGATCAGGGCCGACCGGATCCAGGCCATCAAAGTCGGCCGGTCGGTCCGTATCCCTGAAGCGTCTGTCGATAAACTAATCGCTGACTGTACAGTAGCGTGAATGCAAAGAAAAAGGGAGCCAGGGGAGAACTGGAATTTAGTTCATTCCTTCGGGACGAGGGTTACGAGGCAATCCGCGGCTGTCAGAACGCCGGCCGTGATGCCACAGGCCAGGAGGCGCCTGACGTCATCCACAACGTGCCGGGCGTACATTTTGAGGTTAAGCGCACAGAGAAGTTGCGGATTGTTCCGGCAATTGACCAGGCAGCCAGGGATGCCGGCGATAAGATTCCGATAGTTGCCTGGCGCCGCAACAACTGGCCGTGGATGGCGATCCTGCCAATGAAAGATTTAATGGAATTTATCCGGGAATGGTTCCCGGTTAATAGTGAAACAAGTAAAGAAGAAAAATGATTAGAATCGGAGATACCGTGCTTCAAAGTGCGGACAAAAGACCCTTCGTGCCAGCGGCCGAGGGAATGAGAAACGCGGTCTGTGTTGATGCAGAATACTTGGGTTGGTTTGAAGAGTCTTACGACGACGAAAAACCCAAAAAGATGCAGAAGGTCAAGCTGGTCTTTGAGACTGACGACCCGATGCCTGAAGGGTCGGAAGACTTTGAAGGCAACGACATCAGTGGCCGGCCGAAAACCATCGGCAAGAAGTACACGCTGTCCCAGCACCCAAAGGCAACGCTGACCCAACACCTGGAATCGTGGCGCGGTCGCCCCTGGGCTATTGAGGAACTCGATCCGGATATTGGATGGGACATGGAGGAACAGATCGGTTCGCCGTGCCAGTTGCTGATCGTACACAAGAAGATCGTCGAAAAGACAACCGGTGCGCCGAAAACCATCGGTCTGATCGACCGCGTGATGAAAGCGGGTGACACCAAGCTGAAGCCGAGTGGCAAGTACGTCCGGATTAAGAACCGGGACGGTTACGAGACACCTTCAACCAAAAAGCCTTGATGATCGTAGCAACCGAACAGTCAACCCATTGGTACAAGCCGGACGGGACGGCTGCATACGGTTCTACCCTGCGGGATGCCAGGAAGGAGAAGTTACTGCCATCAGTGACGACGGTGACTTCCCTTCTGGCGGCCCCAGGCTTGGAGGCATGGAAGCAGAGTCAGTTGGTGTTAGCGGCGCTGACGATGCCGCGGGAGGAACTGGGAGACGACCTGGATAAGGCTGCGGCCAGGATTGTCAGTGATGCCAGGCAAGCCGGCAAGGATGCGGCTACACGCGGCACAGAGATCCACAACGACTGCGAGTCAATCCTTCGCAACGGGAAGTGGGAACACAGCCTGATTAACGACGCTGTCCACGCCTGGGTTCTGGAAAACGTGCGTTCAGTCGATTGGTGTGAGAAGACCCTGGTCGACACCATCACCGGTTACGCCGGCCGTGCTGATGCGCTGATTGAACACGTTGAACACGGCCTGGTTCTGATCGACTGGAAGAGTCAAAAATTCAAGAGGCAGAAGAGGGGTTTCAAGCCGACGTTCTACGACAAATGGATCCTGCAGTTGGCTGCCTATGCCGAGTGCATCAGCAAGCCTGTGCGGGTCATGTCGGTTGCTATTAACACCCAGGCTGAATCGGATGACGACGTGATTGTTGTCGACAAACTGTGGGACCAGGAAGAACAGGACGAAGCGTACAAACAATTTATTAACCTGCATTCGTTATGGTGTTGGGATCGAAACTACCATCCGTCCAAGGAAATGTAACCTGGCTGTCTGACGTCGAGGCGAAGGACGCGAAGAACTATGCCGACATGGTTTCGGGTATGGCTGCAACCATGGTCGAGGACCAGGCGCGTACCAATGACCCGGCAGTCATTCTGGCAGGGTTCGAGGGAGAGATGGCCTTCTGCAAGATCCACAACGTGTTCCACTTCAAATCAAGTGAGTCCAGGGCCTGGGACGCTGTGGTTGGCGACAGGTACGTCGATGTTAAGACAACTCCGGTGAAGCACGGCAGTCTGCTGGTGAAATATGGGGGTGAAGCCAGGCCTTCTGAACTGTACGCATTGGTAATCAAGTCAGGCCGTAGGTTCACTTACAAGGGTTACACCACCGCCGAACAAATGTTTAACCCAAAAAACCTGGGCGACCTTGGTTACGGGCCTGTTTGGATTGTGGGCCAGGAGGATCTGGTTCCGGATCTTGTTTGCTATATCAAATGATCCTGAAAGTAAAACGACGCGAACACGGCTTTGCCATCATGGCCAAGGCAGCACTGGAAAACGCCGGCTTGTCCTTCAAGGCCAGGGGAATCTACGCCTATCTGATGACCAAACCGGAAAGCTGGACGGTCAACATGAAGGACCTGCAGCGCGGTCGTGATGGTCGTGAAGCAGTGCAGAGCGGCCTAAAGGAACTCCAGGCTGTCGGCCTGGCCGAGTACAAAATCCTTCCAGGCAACGGTGGTGAGTGGATCCTTTACGAGGTCCCCCCCGGTAAACGGGTTTTACGGTCGCCGGGAAAACCGGTAACCGGGAAAACCGGTAACCGGGAAACCCGTTCGCATAGTAAGGAAGGAATAGTAGTAAGTAAGAAAAAGAAAAAAGAAAAAGAAGTGGACCTGTCACAGATGCTGAATGATCAGCACCAGTCGCTGTCCACCGCCGCCTTCCTGTCCGCCTGGGCGCTGTGGGAACAGCACCGCAAGGAACTTGGCAAGCAGGCCTACAAACCAACCGGCCTGGCCCAATGCCTGACCAGGCTGTCCGAATGGGGATCCGGACGTGCCGTGGCAGCAATCGAACATTCAATCGCAAATTCATACGCAGGAATCTATGAGCCAAATAGCAGCAACAGTAAATCGAGTCATGGCAAACGTAATGCCGGAACCCTCAACGCCGACAAAGCCAGCATTTACGCCGGCATTGGTTAACGCTGAAGACCTGGATTTCGGGTTCAAGACGTTCAACGAACCGGGCCTGATCCGGGCGCACGCGGAAGCTGTCCGGTTTTACACGGACATGGCGAACCTGAACCAACCCAGATGGCTAACCCTCCTGGGACCGTGCGGCGCCGGCAAGACGCACCTAGCCAAGGCTGTCTGGTCAGCCTGGCTGGTTAACCTGCGTGACCACACCCGGACACGTTACGGTATTTCAGCCAGGATGAACGGTAAGTGGATCTACTGGCCCCAGGCTGTCGACAGGATCCGCGGCGGTGAATACGGCCTGGTCCCAGTACTGGAACGCGCTGACATGGTCGTCATAGACGATATTGGTGGTGAATACGACGCCTCCGGGTTTGCTGCCAGTCAACTGAACCGCCTGGCCAACCAACGACTAGGTAAATGGACCATCTGGACCAGCAACCTGTCCCTGGACCAGATCGCAACCAAACTGGATAACCGCATCGCAGACAGACTGATCCGGTCAGGTAGCAGTGTCATCGAGATGGACACAACCAGCTACTCCATCCGGGAACATAAACAGACCCTGTGAATAACCTGGCTGAAATTCGTGCAGAGAGGGCTGGTGTACAGTGGATACTGTATGCATACTCCCCGGCAGGTAAAAACGCCGTAGGGCGCAGATTTGAGCGATTACGGCCCATGCCAGACTTTAAGTCGGCATACGAAACCAAGGGGGAAGCAGAAGACGATGCCGCAAGGATCAATCAATACATCCAGCGAAGTAACCAATCGACCCGACATCGGTCCCGCCAGGAAACCGACCAGCAACGCCTCGACGAATATGTCGCCGACCATAAAACAACCTGACTCCGGCGTAGGCTGCAAACTGGATCCAGTGATGTACAAGGACATTGCCAATGGACTCGTAGAAGGCCGCACAGTCGCTGACCTGGCCAACTCCTACGGTGTGTCCCCCAGCACTGTGTCAGTCCTCCGTAACAGGCACTACGACTCCATCCCACAACCCAAACAACGCCTGGCAACCAAACTAGGCGGCGTCGCTGAAGCTGCCGCAGATCGGATGCTGCAGATGATCGAGGACGGTACGGTTAGTGATCGGGCGCTACCGGTTATGGCAGGTGTATCCATTGAAAAGGCGATGTTACTGTCTGGATCGGTTCCGACGACCAGGATCGAACACGTCAGCGTCAAATCGGACAGCATCGGAGAGATCCTGGACCGGCTACCGGCGGCCAATGCGGTGCCAGTTGCCAGTGAGAGTAGTGGCAATGATAGCTAAACCACTGAACACCAACGACATGATCGTAACAGCTACAGGTCTAGCTACAGTTTCCGGCCCGTCAACATCCATGGCAGGCAGGCGGGGGGGGGGCGTCATCATCATTGGTTATGATATATTATATGGGTTGTCTCCCACAGAATTTTTTCGCAAAGTGCCAGACACATTTCCGGACACTTACGGGTGGCCGTTTAACGCGGGGTTTATTGGATAAAGTGCAGGTTATGAAAAGAGGGTCGGACACAATTTCGGACACAATTTGCAGGTTTGGGGTTTTTTCTTGGTTTACCTGGGCCTGCGCCGGGCGGTTCGTGGGGGCCGTCCGGCATTT